GTTCGCGTCCGACGCGATGGCGTCGTTCGTCGGCAAGCCGGTGACCATCGGCCATCCGTCCGTTCAGGTGACGCCCGACAATTGGGCCGACCTGGCGGGCGGGCACATCATCTCAGCGCGCCGCGGCTCGCCGCCTTACGCCGACTTCTTGGTCGGCGACGTGATGGTGACCAAGCCGGAGATGATCAAGCTGGCCGAAGACGGCTGCGAAATCTCGTGCGGCTATGACGCCGCCTATGAGGAAATTTCGCCGGGGCGTGGGCGGCAGACGCGAATCATCGGAAACCATCTGGCGTTTCTGCCGGATGGCAAGCGGGGGCGCTGCGGCCCGATGTGCTACGTCGGCGATTGCAGCATGGATGTCGAGGAACCGGACATGAACGACAAGACCGTCAAGCCGACCGTGGGTGCGTCGCTTCTGCGGAAGCTGTTCGGCGCCAAGGACGACGCCGAGGTCATGGCCGCGCTGGACGAAGCCGCGCACGCCGAACAGAGCCAGGTCGTCGCGACCAAGGATGCCGAGATCGCCGACCTCAAGGCGAAGCTGGCGGCGGCCACCAAGACCAAGGACGACGAGGGCGAGACGGAAGAAGAAAAGAAGGCGCGCGAGGCCAAGGAAGCCAAGGACAAGGAATCCTCGACCATGGACGCCGCCACCGTCGCCCAACTCCACACCCGCACCGCCGCCGGCGCCGAGATCCTTTCGCCCGGCCTCAAGCTGGCCACGATGGACGCCGCCTCGGACGTGAAGGCCACGTTCGACGCGATCTGCGCCTGCCAAAAGCTGGCGCTCGACAACGCCTACAAGACCCCGACAGGCAAGACGGTTCTCGAGTCCCTGGTCCCCGGCTTCGACACGTCGAAGCTGACCACCGACCAGATCGGGGCCAACTTCTTCGCCGCGGCGTCGATGATGGGAGCCGGCAACAACGCCGCCCTGTCCGCCGCCCTGGCGGGCACGTTCGCGCGGAGCGAAGTCATGTCCAACATCGAACGGTCGACCGCCGCGCAGAAGCGGTCGGATGATCGGTGGGGCAAGATTCGCGAAGCCCGTCAGACGCAACACTAGAGCCGGGGGAACCCTAAGCCATGGTCGCCTTTCTTCTTCGCATGCCGGCCGGCATCGCCGGTTCGATCACCCGCCCCGAGGAAACCACCACGGAGCCGGGAATCCTGACGGCTGCGGGCGTCTCCGGCACGCCGACCGAATACGGCCTCGCCGTGGTGCTGGACGCCACCACGAAGAAGTACCGCCTCCCCACCGTGGGCGACGTGGCGCGCGATGTCCGCATCCTGACGCGCCCCTATCCTGGCGGTCTGGCGGAGTTCCAAGGCACGCTTGGCGTGACCCCGGTCGACACCATCCACGTCGCCGACGTGATGCGCCGCGGCTACATCAACGTGAAGCTGCGGAACGGGACCGCCGCCAAGCACGGCAAGGTGTACGTCCGCAAGGCGAACGCCTCCGGCGGCAAGATCATCGGCGGGTTCGAGGCGACGCCGGATCTCGGCGCGCTGGCGGCGGTCAAGACCGGGACCGGGAACGGCACGTTCGTCGCTGACGTGACGACCCCGGTGGCGGCAGGCGCCATCGAAGGCGTCTACACGGCGACGTTCGCCGACGCCACTCACATCGTTCTGTCGGACCCGAACGGCATCGTGCTCGGCACGTACGTCATCGGCGGGTCGACGGGCAACGCCGTCACCATCAGTGATCAGATCAAGGGTGTGGTCACCCAAGGTTCGGTCGTGTTCATCGCGGGCGACAGCTTCGCGATCACGGTGGCGTTCAACACCATCGAACTGAACGCCAACACCGAATTCACCGGGCCGGCGTACACCGACACGACGTTCGGCGCGATCACCGAAGTCGGATTCAACATCTAGCCGGGGGCCTAGGCCAATGCTGACGTTCGACCAATATACCGCCGACACCGCCGGCTCGTTCCTTATCCAGCAACTGACCAAGTACGACTGGACGACGAACGATCCGCTGGTCGACATCACGTGGGATCGCGACGTTCCGCGCCGCGGCGACATCACCATCGTCGATGACTTCGCCGCCTACATCCTGAACATGGTGGCGTCGGGCGGCAACATCTCGCCCGGCGGCAAGTCGTGGTCGGGCAAGCAATCGACGGCCATTACCGGCCCCTCGATTGACGTGGCGCCGATCATCAACCCGGTTCACCAGTGGGCGCAGCTCCCCGCGTGGTCGATGCGGGAACTCTATCAGTCGCAGTTCCTTGGGCGTCCGCTGGACATGGCCAAGCTCGACGCGGTTCGTCTCAAGTTCGAGATGGACTCCGACGAGATGGTGTACATCGGCGACACGGAAGTCGGCGCGACCGGCCTGTCGAACGACGCGCGCGTCACCGTGACCAACGCGGCGTTCACCTTCGCCGCCGGGACGCCCGATCAGGTTCTCGCCGTGATCAACACGGCCCTGACCGCCGCGCAGACCGCGTCGGGCTACGCCAAGACCCCGACCAAGGTGCTGATCCCTTACACGCGCCTGTCGCAACTGGTTTCCCGCCTGATCTCCACCGCCGGCAGTCAGTCGATCTGGCGCTACCTGCGGCAGAACACCATCGCGTTCGCGGTGAACGGGCGCGAACTCGAAATCGAGGGCGTGAAGTGGCTGGAAACGGCGGGCGTCGGCGGCGTCACGCGGATGATCGTCTACACCGACGACAAGAAGTTCATTCAGTTCCCCCGCGTGGAACTGATGCAGCTTCCCATTCAGCCGCGCGGCTTCGATCAGATTCTCCCGATCATGGGGGCGCTCGGCGTCGTCGAGATCCGGTATCCCGAGACGGTTCTGTACGTCGACGGCGTGTAGGACGGACGGCGGCGCCTTTCACGAGGCGTCACCGCTCCCGCAACTCAGAAGGCGAAGGCGCATGGCGACCTATTTCTTTGAGACGATCACCGCAGCGCGCGCGCTGTGCTTTGCGGCCAAGGACGGTGATCCGGGCACGGGCGGCGGTGGCGGCAAGAAGCCCGACGACAAGCCGGAGGCGTCAAAGAGCGCCGTCGAGCAAGCCAACGCCACGGTCGATCCCAAGGCCAAGGACGCCATCACCGAAGCCGAGAAGCCGGCTGCGGATGGCGAGGGCGCGGCCTTCGCCGACCTGGCTGAAGCGAATGCCGAGATCGACCGCATCGCCGCCGAACTGGCGCAGGTCAAGGCGGCGCACGAGGATGAAGCCGCCACGCTGCGCGCGGCGCTGCAGGCGGCGGACCAGCGGCATGAAGACCTCAAGACGCTGATGATCAGCGGCGCGAGCGGCGCCGAGATCGCCGAGGCGACCGCCGGGGCCGCAGACGACGAAGACGACGGCCTCGTCGAGGTCCGCGTCAAGTCGCCGATGATCGTCACGCCCGTCATGCCGGCCGACTACGACCCGCACTATGACGGCCCCATTCCCCCCGCCGTGTCCCTGGTGCGTGGTCTGAACCGCGTGCCGGCCCACATCGCCGATCACTGGCTCGTGAAGGGCAATCTCGAATCGGAGTAGCCCCTTGGACGCGGGTCAATTCCGTCTCGATTTCCCCGAATTCACCAACACCACGACGTTCCCCGATTCGTCGGTGAACTTCTGGCTTGGCGTCGCGGTCAAGATGCTGCGCGAGTCACGGTGGGCTGATCTTCTCGACGTTGGCCTTGAACTGTTCATGGCCCACAACCTGTCGCTTGAGAAGGCCGCGGCGTCTGGCGGCGTTCCCGGTATCCAGTACGGCGCCGTCAGCGGCAAGACGGTCGACAAGCTGTCGATCACCTACGACGCCACCATCGGCATCGTCCCCGACGCGGGCCATTGGAACCTGTCGACCTACGGGACGCGCTTCCTGTGGATGATGAACATGGCCGGCATGGGGCCGACTCAGGTGGGCGCGGGCGCGGCCGGCTTCGATCCGGGTCAGGTGTACATCTACGGGGGCACGTACGGGCCCGGCTGGCCCTATGGCTACTAAGAACCTCAAGATGACCATGGACCGGGTCGGGCGCGTCGAAGCCGCGCTAAAGCGGCTCGGAAGGGGTCGCGTTCTGGTCGGCATCCCGGCGGACCACGCCCTACGCAAGCCGGAGCCAGGTGAGGCGAGCGCGCCGAATAACGCGATGCTCGGGTTCATCCACGAGAACGGGTCGCCGGCGAGCAACATCCCCGCGAGGCCGTTCCTCGTGCCGGGCATCCAAGAGGCCAAGGAACCCATCGCCGATCTGCTAGAGGGCGACATCAAGAAGACCCTGACGACCGGCGGCGGGCGATCGCCGGAACAGACGCTTCATGCGGTCGGCATCCTGGCGCAGAACGCGGTTCGCAAGAAGATCGTCGATGGTCCGTTCGCGCCGCTTAAGCCGAAGACCCTGGCGGCTCGACGCCGGAAGGGCCGCAAGGGAACCAAGCCGCTGATCGACACCGGCCAGTTGAAAAACGCGATCACCTATGTCGTAGAGGGGGGCTGATGCCGACCCTCGACGTGTCCGAACTCCTGACCGACGACCTGTTCACCGAAACGGTGACTGTCCTGCGGCGCAAGGAAACCTTGGTGAAGGGCAGGCCGGTTCTCACCGTGACGACCTTCTCCGGCGTGCTGGCGTCGATTCAGCCCAAAGACACGGTGATCGGCGGCAATTTCGTCGAGCGCGCCCCCGACATGGAATACCGCGGCTCGAACCTGATCGCCTATACCAAGTTCAGGCTGCGCGGGGTGGCGCTGCAGGCGGTCCCATCGCAGCCCGACGCCGACTATCAACCCGACGTGGTGATCTGGAATGGCGATCACTTCCTCGTCGGCCTGACCAACGATTTCAGCCATTTCGGGGCCGGCTATATGCAGGCGGAGCTCGTGTCGACGGAAGCCGTCGACTACGCGCCCGATGGTGCGCCCTGATGTCCTCGAACGTCGCTGGATACCTACAGCCGGCCAACACGCCCGCCCCGTTGCAGGACAACGCGCTTGAAGACTTCCTCGGGGACGTGGTGACCGGGATCACCGGCCTCGACCGCGATGAGCTTGTGCGCCCGCGCTGGCAGGAGGAACCGCCGAACATCCCGTCGCGCGACGTGACTTGGTGCGGGATCGGGGTCACCGATCAGCAGGCCGACACCAACGCCGCCGTCATGACGGCGCAGGACGGCACGTCGCAAGACCTGGTGAGGCATGAGACGCTGACCATCGTGGCCAGCTTCTACGGGCCGCTCTCGGGGGAGTTCGCGGCGATGTTCCGCGACGGCCTGCAGATCGACCAGAACAATGAGGCGCTGTTCACCGCCGGGTTCGGCCTGATCAGCGCGACCGGCCCGACCAAGGCGCCGGAACTGATCAAGGAAAAGTGGTATCAGCGAAGCGACATCGTCTGGCTGAGTCGCCGCGAAATCCGTCGAACCTACCCTGTTCTCTCTCTGCTTTCAGCACATGGCACGATCATCACAAGCATCGGGAATGTACAGTTTGACACCGCCGGCTAGCCTGCCTTGCTGATTCTAGGGTAGGCCGCTACTATCGAAACGCACTCTTGGGGGAGCGAACACCATGAGCCTCGGCCTTCCGGTTTCCCGACTGATCAAGGTTGATGTCGACCTCGCGCCCCTGGCGGCGCAAGCGCCGAACCTGAACAGCCTCGTGATCGTCGGGGACTCGGATGTCATCGACGTTCAGACCCGCATCATGTCGTTCGGGTCCATCACCGAAGTCGCCGCCCTGTTCGGCACATCGGCGCCGGAATATCTCGCCGCCCTCCTGTACTTCGACCAAGTTCCGTCGCCGACGCAGCTGTATATCGGGCGATGGGCGCAGGCGGCGACGCATGGCCTCCTGATCGGCGGCGTGCTGAGCGCAACGCAACAGGCCTTGGCCAACTTCACCGCCGTCACGAATGGCGGGTTCCATATCGCCATCGACGGCGGTTCTTCGACCAACGTCACCGGGATCAACCTGTCGGCGGTCACCAACCTGAACGGGGTGGCCACCGCCATCAACACCGCGCTCGCCGCGGCGACCCTGGCGGCAACCGTCTCGTGGAACGGTCAGCAATTCGTGTGGCAGTCGACCGCGACGGGCGCGGCCTCGGCGGTGAGCTTCCTCACGGCCCCGACCGCCGGCACGAACCTCGCGCCCCTGATGAACGCCACGGCCATTCTCGGCGCGCGAGCCGTGGGCGGCATCGTGGCCGAAACCGCTGTCGCCGCCGTGGCGATCCTCGACGGAATCGGGACCAGCTTCTACGGGATCGCCTTCGCGTCGACCCATATTGTCGACGCCGATCATCTGGCCATTGCGGCGTTCGTCGAGGCGGCGGCGCCCAAGCACCTGTACGGGATCTCGACGAACGAGGCGGGTTCTCTCGACCCGGCCAGCACCACCGACATCGGCTACCTGGTCAAGGCGGCGAACTACAATCAGACGACGGTTCAGTACAACAGCGCTGGCCTCTACGCCGTCGTGTCGTTGCTGGCGCGCATCCTGACGACGAACTTCAACGCCAACAACAGCATGATCACGCTGATGTGGAAGCAAGAACCCGGCGTGACCGCCGAGTTCCTGACCTCGTCGCAGGCCGATGCGCTCAAGGCGAAGAACATCAACGTGTTCGTCAACTACGACAACGCCACCGCGATCATCCAGTACGGCACGGTCGCGAGCGGACTCTACATCGACGAGGTCTTGGGCGTCGCGTGGCAGAAATTCCGCATTCAGACCGACCTCTACAATGCGCTCTACACGAACCCGACCAAGATCCCGCAGACGGACGCCGGCATGGCGCAACTGGCCACGGTGATCGAAGGCGCTCTGTCGGCCGGCGTGAACAATGGCCTGATCGGGCCGGGGACGTGGACGAACGGTGGCTTCGGCCAACTCAAGACCGGCGATTTCCTCGCGAGCGGCTTCTACGTCTACACGCCGCCGATCTCGCTGCAATCCCCCTCGGATCGCGCCGCACGCAAGTCGGTGGCCTATCAGGTCGCCGCCAAGCTGGCGGGCGCGGTGCATGAGGTCGACGTTCTGATGATCATCAACCGCTAGGCCTCGGGGGCGCATTCGATGGCGACGTACTCTTTCAAGTCGGTTCAGGCGACCATCGCGGGGCCGGGCGGCGTCCTGCCCCTGGCGAACGGCGCGCAGGCGGCGGAAGAAGGCCTCACCGTGGCCATGGTGGAAGACAAGAACACCATGACCATCGGCGCCGATGGCGCGGGCATGCATAGCCTACACGCTGGCAAGGCCTGTCTGGTGACGATCCGGCTTCTGAAAACGTCGCCGATCAATGCCGCGCTGATGCAGATGTACAACCTGCAGACCTCGAACCCCGCGCTCCACGGTCAGAACACGTTCGCCGTCCGCGACACCAACCGCGGCGATGTGCTGGTCGCTCAGCAGGCGGCGTTCAAGAAGGCGCCTGACATCACGTACGCCAAGGATGGCGGCATGAACGAGTGGACGTTCGACGCCATCACCAACGACGAGACGCTCGGCGTCGGCACGCCGGTCGCCTGATCATGGCGCAGCCTACCGAGTTCAAGATCGGCGATGTGAACTATCGCGCGAACCCCATGGACGCGCGGCGGCAGTTGCACATCGCCATGAAGTTCGCGGGCGTGTTCGGTGCGTTCAGCGACTCCGACAACCCGCTCGCCGGGGTCGCCGCCGGCCTCGCCAGCATGAAGACCGACGATGTCGATTTCATCATCAACGCGTGCCTCGCGGTGGTCGAGCGCCAGGACGCCAGCGGCGCGGCGTGGTCCCCCGTGCTGGCGCCGAACGGCCTCATCATGTTCGACGATCTGCGCAACGACCTGGCTGCGCTGATTCAGATGGTCATCCCCGTGATCGAGGCGAACATCGTGGGTTTTTTGTCCGCGCTCCCCAAGGATTTCGTCGCTCGGATTCTGTCTCGAATTCCCAAGCCGTCGACCTCCTGACGCTCGACAACGGCGAAGACTTTCTCTGGCGTCCGGTCCTGGCGGGGGTCTGCGACTGGAAAGAGGTCATCGACGGAACCTATACCCTGTGCGACCTTGCCGACATGAACGACGCACTTGACGTTCAGGCGGAGAATCAGCGCCGTCTTGAGGCGGCGGCTAGGGGGGATCGCTGATGGCCGACAGTAACAGCGAAATCATCCGCTCTTTCTTGGTGTCGGTCGGCGTGGTGTCCGACGACAAGGGCGTCAAGAAGTTCTCGGACACCGTCAAGAACATCACCAAGGTCGTCGGCGAATTCGCGGTCGCCGCGGCGGCTGCGGCGGAGGCGGCGGCGGCTGCGGTCGTCAAGATTTCCAGCCAGTTTGAAGACCTCTATTACGCGTCGCAGCGCCTTCGCTCGTCGGTCGACAACATCAAGGCGTTCGACTTCGGCATCTCTCAGATGGGCGGGAACGCGCAGGCGGCTCGCCAGTCGCTTGAAGCCTTCGCCAGCTTCATGCGCTCGAACCCGATGGGCGAGGGGTTGGTTCGAGGCCTCGGGGTCGAGACTCGAGACGCCGCCGGGAACGCCCGCGAATACGCCGACGTGCTGCGGGATCTCGGCGCGCAGCTTCGCCAGATGCCGTATTGGGCGGCGAAGCAACGCGCGAACCTCTTGGGGATCGACGAGAACACCCTTCAAGCGCTATTGCGCGGCACCGACCTATGGTCCGACCGCTACCGCAAGCTCGTCGCCGACAGCGGCGTCAACATGGACAAGATGGCGGCGGACTCGGCGAACCTGATGCAGTCGTTCCGGCTTCTGCGCGCTGAGCTCGAAATCTTCCTCTACAAGGCCGTCGAGCGCATCAACCCCCAACTGCGTCAACTCGCGGTCATCCTGGCGGCGGTGGGCGGCGCCTTGACCCTGATCGGCGTTCTGTTGGGCCCCGAGATCGCCCTTGTGGTGGCGCTCGGCGCGGCGATCGCGCTTCTGGCCGACGACTTCGACGGGTGGCGCAAGGGTTCCGACAGCTTCTTGAACTGGTCGCAATGGTCCGACGAGATCGACAACGCCATCGCGGCGGTCGGGGAGTTGTGGGCGGCGCTCAAGGATCTCGCCGACGCCCTTGGCCCGGTGGCGCAATGGTGGGCCGGAGCGTTCGGCCCGGCGGTCAGGGTCTTGATCGACCAATTCGCCGCCCTGA